CTATTGCCGACGTGGACGGGGCCAATGTCACCAACCAGGGCATTCTCGCACTGAGTGTGACTAACCTGGGGACTACGTTGGGGCTGATGGTGGCGCAAGCGGACGCCAACGGCGAGCCTATCAGCGTGCGAGGGGTGCATCTGGTAGTACCTCCGGCGCTGGAGTTGCTGGCTCGGTCAATCTTGACAAGCGCAGTAGTCCAGCAAACCGGATCGGCCACTCCCGTGCCCACCGTCAATGTGATCGCTCAGATGGGTATTCAGCTACACGTTGACCCCTATCTGCCTATCGTAGACGCCAGCGCCAACCACGACGGCACTTGGTATCTGTTTGCTGATCCCAGCCAGGGCAAGGCGATGCAGATGGACTTTTTGCGGGGCCACGAACAGCCAGAAGTCTGCATGAAGGCGTCCAATAAGGTTAGCACCAGCGGGGCGGCTATCAGTGCTTTCGATGGCGACTTCGAGAGCGACAACACCCAGTATCGGGTAAGAGTCGTTCACGGGGGTGTAGCGCTTGATCCGCGATACGCCTACGCGCAGGTGCACGTCTAGCAGCTAATCGGGGGCGGGCGAGGCTCGCCCCTACTTGGGAGATACGATGGCATTTACCTACGTCGCCACCACAGCCAGAGGCCAGGTGCGCCTTCTGATACCGGACCGTACCGATAGCGGCCATCTGTTTGAAGATGCCGAGATTGACGCCTTCCTGTCGATGGAGGCGAGCGTGGTCAAACTGGCAGCGGCAGCGGCGCTGGAGACCATCGCCAGCGATAACGCTATGGTGCTCAAGGTAATCAGGCTACTGGACTTGACCACCGACGGGGCCAAGACCTCCGACGCTCTGCTAAAGCGGGCCGGATTGCTGCGCGAACAGGCGGCGGCTGAAGACTACACCGGCGGCATTGATTGGGCGGAGATGGTGGTCGATGATTTCAGCCTGAGACAGCGGCTAGAGAATGAGGCGCTGCGTGGTTAGCTTGATTGATAGCCGGATGCTCACCCGGTTGGCTCCGGTGTATTACGCCGATACGGTGACCATTCAAAGCCGGACGGACACCCGCGACAGCTACGGCCAGCCCATACCCGCCTGGGCCAATGTCGTGGCGCTGACATCGCTGCCTTGCCGGATAGCGGCAGTGAGCGCCGATGAACGGCCGGGGCCAGATAAGACCATCGTCACCGTGAGCCATCATATCAGCATCGCCGGGCACTATCCTGCGATCACCGTGCTGATGCGAGCGGTGGCGGGTGGCGTAAACTACAACATCGTAGCGGTCGAGCACGACAGCGAGGGTGTCACCACCCGGCTGCGGGTGAAGCTGGTGACCACCTAATGAAGATGCAGATATCCGTCACCGGCGGGGCCGAGATCGCCCGCAAGCTGGAGCGGCTGGCGGGGCGCACCAGTGGCCAGATATTAGAGAACGCCGTGGTAGCGGGCGCCTTGCTGGTGGCGAATGACGCCAAGCAACGAGCGCCCTATAAAACGGGCAACCTCCGCCGGTCTATCCACGTGGGCGGGTACGCTACTGAAGACTTGGGTGACGGCACGGACATCGGGGGCAACAAGAACAGCGCCCATAGCGCCGAGGTACAGGTAGGGACGAATGTAGTCTATGCCGCGGCGCAAGAATACGGTACTAGCCGGGGCGTACCGGCGCACCCGTACCTGCGCCCGGCATTCGACGAGAACAAGGAAGCGGTAGCCGAGGAGATCAAGGCCGCCGTGCGCGACCAGTTGGCGGCATTGTGAACCTAGAGCAAGCGCTAGTAGCGGGATTGGTAGCAGCGGCAACCGCGGCCAGTAGCCGGATATATCCGTTGAAACTCGAAGAGGGGTCGGCGCTTCCGGCTCTCAGCTGCCGGCGAGTGTCCACGGTGCGGGACTACCAGCACAGCGGCGCATCGGGACTGGTAACAGCCCGGATGCAGGTGGACTGCTGGGCAGCGACCTATGCCGCTGTCAAGGACCTGGCGACGCAGGTAGTGGCCAACCTGAGTGGCTATTCGGGCACGATGGGCGGCGCCGGGGGCGTGGTCACGGGCTTTTCCTTCGGGGTGGGAGAGGTAGACCTGCCCGAACCGGAGGCGGATATCTTTCACGTAGCGGTCGATTTCAGTATCGGCTATTCAGTCTAAAAGGAGAACGACAATGAGCAACGGAAACTGGGCCTTCGGGGCCACGCTTACTAGGGCAGGAAATGCCATCGCAGAATTGACCAGTATCGACTGGGGGGGAATGACCGCCGACTGGATTGATCTCACTAGCCACGGGTCTGCGGGCGGAGTGAAAGAGGGCATACCGGCGCTAATCGAACCCGGCGAACTGACGCTGGAGGGCAATTTCTACGGCGGCGACACCAACGGCCAGATGGCCCTGGAAGCCGATCTGCTATCCCGAACCATCCGGGCCTATGTACTCACATTCCCAACGTTGGCAGCCACCAGCCTGTCATTCAACGGCTACGTGACCGCCTTTAACGCTGGGCCTCTGCCCGTTGATGGCAAGATTAACTTCTCGGCCACCATCCACATATCGGGGGCGGCCACCCTGGCAGTAACGGCCAGTACGGGGATGAGCGCATTGAGCGGGATCGATGCGGGCGGGGCGCTGGTGTTCAACCCGACCTTCGCCATCGGCACGTTTGACTATGTGGTCGATGTGACCAACGCCCGCACCTACATCAAACTGACCCCGACGGCGGCGGCCCACACCATAACCATCACGGCGCCTAGTGGCTCCGAGCAGAATGTATCCAGCGGGGTACAGTCTGGGGAGGTAGCGCTGGGGGCTGCGGGCACGGTGAACATCGTAACCGTGAAGGTGCAGGAGTCGGGCAAGATGCCCAAGACCTACACCATCCGGGTCAACAAGGCCGCCTAGTAACCAACGACGGGGGCGGGCGGGTGCTCGCCCCTACGAAATCGCCATTGCTACTGGTGGAGCAGGCGTCGATAGGAAGGCAGTATGGATTCATTGCTGATAGGGCTTAACGGCAGAGAAGTAACCTTATATGTCATCTGTCTGGCTATGATGGGACTAATATGGCGTCTAGCAATACTCTCCAGTGGCAAGGCGGACATCGAGCAACTAATCAAGTCTGGTCTGTCTAACATCCTAACAGTGCAAACAGCCATCTGTGATACTCAGAAAGAGATGAATCGTGACCTGTTGTTTGTACTGGGCTGGATACAGGCCCATAACCTAAAACCAGAGGGGCAGTAATGGAAGCGGTGCATTGGGTATTATTCACTATTCTCCTCTGTCTGTTTGGGGCTATGTTAGTCCTATGGATAAGAGCGGAACGTATTGCCCTTACAAGATACACCCTGCTTAACGGGGCAGCTGCTGACCTGGACGAAAAGGCCAAGCAAGCTATCGCTTGCAACATTGAACTCAAAGGGGCCACAGATGTCATCAGAGGCGCTATCGGTGTTCCTACGGGAAGAGTCTAATGTCCTGTCTCTCATCATAACCGTCCTGTCGGCCTTATCATTCGTTTATTTTGGGACGTGGTGGTTACGGGCTAGACATCGGCAAGGTATCCGGCTGCTAGCCGAAATGTCTGCTGGCTCGTTGTTGTTGCATGGGCGGGTACTCATAGCCTATGCGTTCCATATCTCCAGTTGGGGTTACGGATCGACCGCTGGTGACATATCACTGCTAATCATAGCGATAATCTGGGCAGATGTTATCAGGATGATAGTCTGCCACAAGTTCGTGCGGCTGCACGAAGAGGATGACACCATATCAGCGATGCATGATTATGCACTAAGCAAGAGAGGAGAACACTGACAAATGAGCGAATCACCTATCAACTGGTGGAAATCCAAAACTATCTGGTTACAAATCCTGGCTATCGTAGTAGCTATCGCATCGGCAGTGCTGGGCGTGCAGAACGTATCTGTTGACCCGAAATACGCCGAGATCGTCGCGGCTGTAATCGGCGTAATCACCATCGTGCTAAGAATGGGAACTAACAGAGAGATCAAATAGCCCGTGTGGAAACGGCATCGGAGGGGGAGTATGAGCAGAATTACACCCACGGTTACAGTCAACCTGGACAAAGAGCGCCACCTGCGCTACGACCTGAATGCCCTGGTGGATATCGAAGAGGCTACGGGGAAGCCTCTAAGCGAGATATTCACCGATACCGCCAATATGTCGATGAAGAACTTTCGCATCCTGCTGTGGGCGGGGTTAAAAAGCGAAGACCCAGCGCTAACCCGGGAGCAGTTGGGGGCGATGATCGATGTTAGCATCTTCGCCGAACTAAAGGATGCTATCGGCCAGGCTGTCTTTGCTAGCCAGCCTGATCAAGCTACTGGCGAACCAAAAAACGAGGAAAGCCCCTCGGATGGCGAGAACTCTGGGCCTACGGACGCCTAGACCTGGGGCTAAGCGAAGCCGAGTTCTGGGGGCTGACACTACGGGAACTGGACGCGCTGACGGAGCGAGAGAACCAGCGGCAAGACCGGCTAGACTTCCGAGCGGGGCAGATATGTGCATTGATAGCCAATGTGAACCGGGACGCCAAGAAGTATCCGAAGGGCTTCACCGCGGCGAACTTCTTCCCGGCATTAGGGAAGGCCACAATCGCCGAACCGGAGGGGCCGATGGAGCCTAACCAGATGCTTGATTTCCTGATGGCATGGGGCGGGGCAAGAGGCGCCCATGTAAGGGAGCAATAACATGGCCGATGCAGGGCAGCTAGTAGTCCACATAAAAGCTGACACCAGCCAGTTTCACTCGGAGCTGGGCCGGGCACAGGGGGAGATCAGCAAGACCGGCTCAATGTTCGCCCAGATGGGGGCGGTAGCCGGTGGCATGCTGGCGGCCCAGGGCATTGCCCGGCTAGCGGATGGCCTGGGGTCGCTGGTAGGCGCCGGTATACAATTCAACTCCACCATGCAGCAGGCGACGATGGCCTTCGAGACCATGCTCAAATCGTCTAGTCTGGCTACCGAGCATATCTCCGAATTGCGGGACTTCGCCAAGCAAACCGCCTTTTCTTTCTCCGACCTGACCAAGCAGAGCGTCCACCTCCAAGCCTACGGCTTTGCGGCCAAGGAAGTCGTCCCTATACTAAAAACCGTGTCCGATGCTGTTTCCGCACTAGGAGGCGGCTCCGCCACGATTGACCGGATCACCCGGGCCATGGGCCAGATGTCGGCTCGGGGCAAGATCGGGGCACAGGATATGATGCAGCTTACCGAAGCCGGCGTAAAAGCGTGGGACTACATCGCTAAAGCAACGGGAAAGAGTGTGGGGGAAATCCAGAAACTCTCTGAGTCCGGAGCGTTAGAGGCGAGGGAAGGCATTGCTGCCATTCTGGCGGGGATGGATGAGGAGTTCGGCGGGCTGGGGGCCAAATATGCCACCAGTTGGGCCGGTATCGTCAACAACCTGGGGGATGTCTGGGAGCAGCTTGCTGGTAGCGTAATGGCTCCGGCTTTCGAGCGAATCGGATCAATGCTGGGCCGATTACTAGAGAACCTCTCGACGCCAGAGTTTGCGATGGCTGCGGCTGACCTGGGCGCCAGCATCGGGTACGCCTTTGACGCCATTGTTCAGGGGGCGCAGAACCTGGGCGGGTTAATACAAGGCTCGCTAGAAGGACTAGGAGACACCTTTGGAGGAGCCGCTTCTAGCGCCTTTGAGTGGGGCAGCAACATCGTAGTGCAACTGGCAGCTGGCATCATCGACGCGGCGGGAGCAGCCCTGAGTGCGGCTATGGGCGCCGTAAGCAGTATGCTCAGCTTCTGGTTGGCCCCTGGTTCCCCGCCCAAGGTAGCGCCTGACCTTGACCTCTGGGGGGCGCAGGCCTTCACCGAATACATCAAGGGATTTTCCAATGCTGACTTCGGGGTACTGGATAGCGTCACTAGTAGCCTAAAGAGCGTACTGGAGGGACTACGGCTCCAGGGCGAGATTGGCGGCGACCAGGCCCTGATCCCCAGCATCCTGCTGGGCTCCCGCGAGCAGATAGCGCAAATGATGGGCAGCATCCGGGACACCGGCCAGGTATCACGGGAGATGATCGATTCCGTGGCGTCTACGTATGGGTCCGCTTCCGGAGCGGTAGCCGAATACCTATCGGCGCAAATGTCGCTAATACCAGTATCCGAGGAACTAGCCCGGGCGCAGGGCCGGATGAACGACCTACTGAAAGAAGAGCAGGGGATACGGCGAGCCAATGACAAAGTGTCCGCCCAGTTCGAGCGGGAGCGGATTGGCCTGGAGATGCGCCAGCCTGGCAAGGATGATAAGGAGGGCACGAAGAGATGGCAGGCGGAGAGCGATGCGCTGGCCAAGCGGGAACGGATGTGGCGCAACCAGCAGAGGCTGGCGGAGCTTGACCGCAAGGATGCTCAGGACGCGGCCAAGGACACGGTGGATGGGCTGAAGGCGCAGGAAGACCAGCTCAAGAAGAACGCCGATGCCCAGGCTGGCTTGCTGAAGGCGGTGGAACAGACGGCCAAGCTCTACGAGTCGATGATAGCGAAGGCGGGCGGTGGTGGAGGCGGAGGCGGTGGTATTAAAGTCCCCTCGCCACCGCCAAAGATAACCGGCGCGGCAGGGCTAGGCAAAGCCTTCACATTCACAGAGGAAACGATTGCCAGGGAACAGGGCACGTTCAAGGGCGCTGAAGAGCGGGTAAGTCCACTCAAGAAAGCGATGGATGAACTGGGAAGCAAGATGCAGACCTCTCTGGCACCAGCCAATGACGCGCTGAAGCGGTTTCAGGTGACAATGGATGACCTTCAACCTACTTTCGACCGAGTAGGGGCTGCGGCTGGAGTAGTGGGCACGGCTATCGGGGGGATAGCGCTGGCATTTGGGAATGCTGGGGGCTATTTGGCGACGGCTGGGGCGGCATTGGGAACATTCGGGGAGACGCTAGGCAAATTAACAATTGTTCAATACATCGGCGAGGTAGTGAGGAAGTTGGGCGATGACTTATCCGGCTTTGCATCCCGTATAACTCCCTTACTAGGGCCAGCCGGGGAGACCATTGGTCGTTTCTTTGGTTTCCTGGGGCAGGCTATGGCACCTGGGATAACCATTGCTCTTGCCGGAATAGGTATCGCCTTCGAAGGGCTTCTGCGGATAATCGGCGGGGTGACTGAAATCGTCTGGACAACCTTAACGGGCATCGTGGAAGTCGGGGCGGCGGTACTGGCAGCGTTCCAGACAGGGAATTGGGCGGCGGTAGGGACGGCTGTTGAGAATATGGCCAAGGGCTGGGTTAGTGGTATGTACGAGATGCTGAACGGGGCGGTATTTGCCTTCGTTGGCGTTGGGGCGGCCATAGCCGGAGCGGTAATAGCGTGGGCAGGGCCGTTAGCAGTCGCGGCTCAACAGGCTTGGGATGCTGTAACTCTCACGGTAGGTACTTGGACACTAACACTGGCAGCGGCAATTACGGCGAAAGCGACGGTTGTTGCTGGCGCTATAGGGAGTTGGCTCACGGATGTCGTGGCGGCAGCGCAAAAGATATTCGATGGTGTTGTAGGCGTCTTCGCGAACATAGGGACAACCATCAAGGATACTCTGGTAAAAGCGTTCAATGGAGCTGTAGATGCCATCAACGGCGGGCTAGATAAAATCCGTGGTATTAGTATCCCCAGCGTAACCGTGGGCGATAAAACAATTGGTGGAGGCTCCCCGTTCGCCGGGCTTCCTGTCATCCCGCGGATTGCATTCGCCGAGGGCGGCATCGTCACCCAGCCAACTAACGCGTTGATCGGCGAAGCGGGTCCGGAAGCAGTGATCCCGCTGTCCGGTAGCGGCGGCGCCGGGTTAGTCGAGACGATGAGGGAGTTACTCTTATCGCTTGGCGAACTGGCCCCGGCGATAGCGGCGGAGACAAGTGTTGGCAAGGCCCTACTGGAAGGCGTCAGGGCGCTGAAGGGCAGCGTGGACAGTGGGGCGCAAGCGGTCAAGACCATGGTCTCACAGCCTGGATATCCTCTTCCGGGCAAGTATCCAGGTGGGACTATCATCGGGCGGGAGCAGTTCCAGCAAGAGAACCAGGGCGAGCTGGGGACTTATTACACCGATGAGTGGCGGGCCATATTCAAGGAGACCGGCGGGGCCACTGACAATTTCGCCACCGCGGTCAAGGATTCTGGTAATAACCTGGCGATTAACCTCGCCGGGTCTACCACAACCGTCACGGATGCGCTGGCCAATATGGACAGTTCCACGAAGATAGCGGCCGAAAACATCGGTGCCCTGGCAGAAATGGCCAGCATAGCAGCATCGGCGTGGGCGGCTATCCAGTCATTCGGTGGCGGTGGCGCCGGGCCGTCCAGTTCGGGAAATCGCCCAGTTATCGACATAAGGACACCGGGCGAGGCGCAAACGTCCTGGCAAGCCTACCAGAATCCGAGTGGAGACTGGGGTGGCGCTGGTGGATATACGCCTGGGGAACTGGCGGACGGCGGCATCGTCACCCGGCCGGGCGTGTTCCAGGTGGGCGAGGCCGGGCCGGAGGCCGTGATCCCGCTGTCCCAGATGGGCAACGGAGGAGGAGGCGGCCAGATGATCAATATCACAATCAAGCTAGACCCTCCGCAGGTAGCCCGTATGCTGCGGGGTGAGTTAATCGAGCTACAAAGGCTCGGTGGGAGGGCGTAAATGGCAGGTATAGCACATAAAACAGTCGGGGCGGTAATGACCCAGGCCGAGTTCGAGGCAGCGGATAGCCACGATTTGTCGGGGGTGGTTGCTTCGGATATGACCGCATTCGCCGCTTCCGCCAACGGCGTAACTAATGGCGACAGTCACGACCATGCCGGAGGGGACGGAGGGCAGGTTGACCACGGTGGATTGGCAGGGCTAAGTGATGATGACCACACCCAGTACATCAAGCACAGCCTGGCCACCGCTACATCTGACTTCCTGGCTGCTTCTGGCGCTGGTGCTTTTGTTAAAAAGACACTGGCAGAAACCAAAACCATACTCGGCATAGCAGATGGTACAGCCAACTATCTTCTGGGTATGAACGCCGCTGCCAATGCGAAGGAATGGAAGTCCATAGTTGGCACATCCAACCGCGTCACCGTAACCCACGGGGCCAATCTGATAACACTGAACGGGCCACAAGATTTGCACACTGGGGCTAGTCCTACGTTCGTCAAGGTGACTATGCAATTAGACGCCGGGAGTGCAATTACCGCTGAAGCATCCGCAGATACGCCTTGGGGGTCGACTGTACCGGCTCTAATTGGCAAGACGCAGCGGGGAATACTATTAAAAGACCGCGTCAGCGAGGCCGGTGGGTTATGGTTAAATGGGCGGCTAAGTGATGCTGGTTTTGGGTGCGGTCTAGTAAGCGACATGGGTTCCTTCCGGGCAACCAGGACAACCGCGGGGTGGTTCTGTATCGTCAGTGGTGTTCTTACTTATTACGCCAACACAGGGTTGACCGTTGATACAGACATATCTGCAACTGCTCGATTCGCCATCTCAACCGCTGGTGTTGTTAGGATGCACAATTATGGGGCAGGGTCAACCTCATTCGACGCCAGCGGGAACCTCGCCTCGTCTTCAGATGAACGCCTCAAGGACATACAGGGTAGTTTCACCCCAGGCCTGGCTTCAATACTCCAGATAAACCCTATTCGGTTCAAATGGAAGAAAGAGACGGGGCTAGATACTGATAATGTCTACGCCGGGTTCTCGGCTCAGAATGTGATGAAGTACATACCACAAGCAGTCGGGAAGAACACCGATGGATACTACTCACTAAGTGACAGAACAATAATCGCCACCCTGGTAAATGCCATAAAAGAACTCAGTGATGAAGTGGCTATACTTAGGGCCAGGGTTGTCTTGCCAGTTAAACCATACCCGATTAGTGCAGATAACACAGAGGATAACGTGATTAAAGTTTCAGTGGTTAGTCCGGTAGATGTTGGGCCAGTGATTATTAACGAGGAGCCAGTGTGATGTCAATAGCGCCCGAAGTAACACAGCAACTCATCGAGCAGGAGATAACGAACTGGCGCAACACGCAGGAACTGCTTCGCATCCGTTACAAGGTCAACGAGGCCATCGGCGACGAACACGGCATGGAGGTCTGCAAGAGCGAGACCGAGCGGTGTATCAAGGCCATAGAAACACTTGAGAAGATGCAGGGGTAACACAGTGGCGTATAGATATGTCGTGCCAGAGGGCAAGCGAGTAGTGCAAGTCCATACAGATGGTGAACAGGGCGCTGTTATCATCGCCGCCGAAACTGGCGACATCTATGAGAACCAGGTAGGTGGGTATGGCTGTTATCATCCGCAATGTGAGGGGTACGCTATCCCTGTAACCGTGCCCGATGCTATCCGGCGACGGCTTGACGAGGGGTATGGTGGATGGTGCTGCCACGGTATCAATGACGAGGATGCTGACATCATCGACGCTACTAACATCCTAGATGGGATGAAGGTTGACTGGAGCAAACTAAGGGACGCGATGGAAGCCTGGGTGCCGGTACTTTATAACGGATTGCAGGGCTGGCTCACTTGGGAGAACAGCGACTAATAACGGGAGGCACATCATGAGTATGATAGCAACAGCGGTACAGCCATCTGGCGCCCTAACCGGGGTACTGATAAGGCCCAACTTCGTGGTAAAAAACAAGTGGGTGCCGGATGAACTGGCGGCGAAGATCCGCGGCTATTCGCCCCAGAGCGAACTGGGGCGGATTGTCAGGGAGTGCCTCCGGTATTTACCGGCGGAACTAGCGGGCGATCTTCTCGACCGCATCGTATCGTGTGCGGTGATCGAAAGCTGCCTGCGCGGGGTGCACCTGAAGTGGGACCCTGAGCGAGGGCGGTACGACCGAATTGACCACGGGATCATCGGTCGCAAGGTGGTCACCACGGCGGGCGTCGGCTTTATCGTGGACGCCTTCCAGAACAGCGTTGAACTGGAGACAATGAGGTATCACGCCCTGGGCACAGGTACGAACGCCGAGGCGGTGGGTGATACGGCGCTCCAGACCGAACTGACTACCCAGTACAACCCGGATAACACCAGAGCCACCGGAAGCCTAACCGAAGGGGATGGCGCTACTGTATTCAGGACTATCGGCACTAACAGCTTTGACGCTTCCGCTGCCCTTATCGAACACGGCATACTCAGCCAGGCGGCGGTGGGTGGCGGAGTGCTACTCGATAGGACAAAGTTTGCGGGGGCGGTTCCTGTTATATCAGGAGATGGATTCCAGACTACCTACGATTTCACTATAACCGCCGGAGCGTAACCGGTGCCATTTCCGTATACATTCCCGTTCCCGTTCGAGTTCGAGGCGGGCGGTTCGATAACCCCGACAGGGGCCCTATCTAGCCAAGTTAGTAGGACTCTGGCGGGGGCGATTACGCCGTCGGGCAGTGTATCCAGCCAACGGGCTCGGACCTTCGCAGGCGGGGTTACACCATCTGGCGATGTATCCAGGCTGCTAAGCCGGACACTGTCGGGGGCAATTACTCCGTCTGGGGTACTGACCGGGGCCTTTATCCCCGCTAACCGCTATATCCTACAGGTGGACTGGAACGGCGACGGGGACTTCGCCGATGCGCTTGAGGATACGTCCGCTTACTTGATGGCCACATCAATAGTCCGGGGCAGGGATAGAGACATGGGCGACTTCAATGCCAGCACCTGCACCTTAACGCTACGAAACGATGACAAGCGATTCACCCCGAACTACGCCAGTAGCCCACTGTACCCGAATGTACGAGCGGGGCTGAAAGTACGGCTGATACAACGGTATCTGGGAACCTCCTACAACCTGTTCACCGGCTACACTGACCGGCCATCGTGTGACCATGAGTCTCGCACCGCCACTTTGTACTGCGTGGATGAAATGAAGCGCCTGGGCCAGAAGCGGATATCCACGGCGCTACAAACGGACGTGCGGACGCCCACTATCCTGGACGCCGTGCTAGCCGCGGCTGGCTTCACCGGCTCCACTCATAAGGACGCCGGGATCGACCAGGTGCTTTATGCCGGCTGGTACGATGAGGTGGCATTATCAGCCATCCGGGAACTAGAGCAGGCGGAGCGGGCTTCGGTGTGGATTGACGGCGATGGGGATATGCGCCTGGAAGATCGCCACCACCGGCTGAAGGCGCCGCACACCACGGCGCTGGCTACCTACACCGGCATAGCGGAGGCCGGGCCGTACGAGCTGCGGGTGGATGATGTAATCAACGAAGCGGATGTAACCGCCAGCCCGGTGGTTCCGGCGGCGGAGAGCGACATCTACACTCTGGCGCACAAGCTGGCTCTGGCTCCGGGGGCCAGCGAGACGATCCTGATTGACTACAGCGGGGTAGCGCTGGATGTGGTACAGCCTAGCGCTGCCGCATTAACCCTGGTGGCCAACGACGCCCCGAACGACAGCGGCACGGATCGCAGTAGCAGTATCGGGGTAGCCTTCACCGGCTATGCGGCCGGGGCCAGTGTGGTGCTAACCAACAACCACAGCACCCACGTCTATGTGACCACTTACACCGTCAAGGGCAAAAAGCTGGACAGAGGCAGCATCACCAAGCACACTGAAGACGCCACCAGCCAGACGCAGTATGGCGAGCGTAGCACCTCGCTATCCAGAGCATTGATGGCTAATCCCAATGTGGCACAGAGCATTGCCGACTACATCGTCGCCACCAAGAAGGACCCGGCGGACGGCATCGATATCGAGTTCACCGCCAGTAAGAACGCCGCCAATATGCTGGCGGCATTGACCAGAGAAATCAGTGACCGGGTGCACATCGAGGAGGATGTGTACAGCGTGGACGGAGACTTCTTCATCGAGGGCATCGAGCACAGCATACAGGAAGGCGGGCTGAACTATCGAGTAACCTGGCGGCTGAGTGAAGCGCCAGCCAGTGAGAATTTGTTCATCATCGGGACAACCCTGCTCAATGCAGGGGCGTTGATGGCATACTAAGAAATGCCAACGACATTCACCGAACCAATCACCAAAACACCCACCAGCCGGGGGGTTACCGCCACGGACTGGAACACCTACATCAAGGCCAATCTCACGGCGCTGTACGAGCACCAGGCGGAGACCTCCGCCATACACGGGCTGGCAGCGGGGGTCAATCCGATAGGGTGCGCCACGGATGACGGGGTGATGATCCAGGGGACAGCTATTGAGGCCACGACCGGCGGCACCGGTGGAGTGCGCTGGACATACAACACTTGGACATTTGCCAAGCCCTATACTGTCAACCCCAAGGTGTTTATGGACTGCATCACATCGGGCGGGGAGAACCGCGGCTGGTGCAGAGTAACCAGTGTTGACCTGACAGGGTGTGTCCTGGCCTGGGGGACAGTCAATAGCGGGGTTACGGGGCAAGTGCAAGGGATAGCTTGCGGCTACACTGACCAGAGCGATAGCAGCCCCTATGCCTGGTATGCGCCACGCACATGGGCGGACGGGGAGCTATTGCCATATAGCGCCTGGAACAGCGAAGTACGGGACGATGTGAACTACCTGCGCCACCGGCACATGCTGCTGGACAACCACGTGCATGGGCTAGGGCCGAAGGTGTACGTACTGGGTGGGCAGGCCAGCGGCAAGCAACTGGACTTCCAGCGGTATCCGCTGGGGGATAAGGATACCCAGACGG